AAATGAGGGAGACGCAGGAAAACCCAAATTTGTTTTATATACTGGAACAGAAACACCAGAAGAAAAAGAAATCATAAGAAATGTCTACAATAGCGCATGGGAATTTGTACCCGTAGAAATTGTTACCAAAATACAAGAAACCGCGGAGAATAATTTCATGGGAGAAGTTATTAAGATTTTTATGATTACATCTTCGGGTGCGGAAGGTATCAATTTAAGGAATACACGGTTCGTACATATAATAGAGCCTTATTGGCATATGGTAAGGATTGACCAAGTTGTTGGTCGCGCAAGACGTATCTGTAGTCATCAGGATTTACCTGAAGAATTAAGAACAGTGCAGGTATTTTTATATATTACTACACTAAGTCAACAGCAGAAAATAGATGAAAAAAATATTGAATTGCGTATTCGTGATTTAAGCAGAATAGATGGAAAAACCCCTGTCACTACTGACGAAACTCTTTATGAAATTGCTAGTTTAAAATTGAAGATAAATAATCAAATATTAAAGGCAGTAAAAGAAACCTCTATAGATTGTCAATTATATTCTACCATATCTAAAAAATCTAAGGATAATGAGAACCTGGTATGCTTTGGATTTGGTAAAATTGAATCTAATCAATTTTCATCATATCCTTCTTTTGAGAATGACCGTTCTACAAAGGAAGGTTTAGATGTAGAAACTGTAAAATGGACAGCAAGAAAAATTACGGAAGATGGTATTGACTATGCACTCAATGAACAAACAATGGAAGTTTACGACTATGAAAGTTATCAACGTGCCAAAGAACTTGGGGCAGAATTAGTTCTAATCGGTAAATTAGTAAAAGAAAAAGGGAAATATGTTATTAAAAGAGAATAATTTTTTTTATTCGTATTTAGTATAGTACAAATAAAATGGGAAAAACCGTTAAATTTGTCAAAAAACATCGTAAATGGTCCAACAAATACAAAAAAAGTATAAACTGTAAACGACCAAAAGGATTTTCACAACGTCAACATTGCAAATATGGGAGGAAAACTAGAAAAAATAGATAGAGATTAGAGATTTTTATTATTTTATCATTATAATATAATAGAAATAATAGGAAAACCAAAAATTATGGCAGAACAAAGTCCAATAATAATAGGAGAAGGTGCATATGGATGTGTTCATAGACCTAGTTTAAAATGCAAGAATAAGCCAAGAATTTCTTATTTAAATAAGACATCCAAAATTATGAGTAAAAGTTCCGCCATGGAAGAACTCAAAGAGTATAAAAACGTTAAAAAGGCTGACCCTAATAATAATTTTTATTTAGGAGTTCCCGAATCTTGTGATACAGATGATAAATTACCATCAAACGTATCTGCTGCGTTAAGATGCAAATTAGTCAATAATGTACCATCTTTTATGAACTTTCTCAAAAGTTCTAAATTAATAATTATGGGAGATGGAGGAATGAATGTACTACAATATGTGCAAACAACAAAAACATGGCCATTAAATCATGCCTCACAACATAAATGTGAATTGTTCCTTTTAGATTGTCTTCGTTTATTTCATGGAATTCTTCAATTTAAAAAAGCTGGAATTGTACATCATGATTTAAAACCTCAAAATATAGTCTATAATGAAGCAGAGAATAGAGTTAACATAATAGATTTCGGATTAATGGAAAAGAAAAAGGATATATTAAAAAATGCTGACCAAAATAATTATCACAGAGGAACAGAAATGTGGTTTAATTTTCCATGGGAAATAGAGTTTTTACAAAAGAATAAATTTCAGAAACTTAAGCAATCATCTTCTTTTACAAATGAATTTGATAAAAAGAAAACAAAAATGGAAGACCCTGATGAACATGAAGGTAAGCATGTTTTATTCTTTATAACATATTTGTTAGGTAAAACTGATACGTCTGTTATGCAAACAGATTATGGGATAGATACATTTAGAAATTTTTTAAAATCATACAAATATTTTTATACTGAAGATATTGCCGACTCCAACTATGATTACAAAACCTTTGCTGAAAAATGTAGTGATACTATTGATAGTTATGGATTAGGATTCACTTTATTATATTGGTTAAATTCCACAGCCAAGTATTTGGACCTTATGGGCGGTCGTGATAGTTTATCAGGTGAATTACGAACATGTTTATATCAAATGGTAAGTCCATGGGTAAGTTCCAGAGATCGGATAGAAGTATCCATTGTAAAATTTGAACAAATCCTTGAAAAATTTGGATTACCTGCTAAGCATGGTATGAAAATAGTAAATCATACTTTATTACCAATAGGTGCATCAGTTTCTGAAAAAAATGAACCAATCAAAGTACGTTTACCAAAACGAATAAAAATAGATAAACAGTTAGTAGAAATAGACCCACCCGAATGTCCCGAAGGAAAAGAGCTAAATCCAAAAACCAAACGTTGTGTTAAAATATGTAAAAAAGGATTTGCAAGAAATGATTCATTTAAATGTGTAAAACAAGTCACAGATTCTTCTGTTCTCCGATTTTACGAAAAAATAAAGGTAAAACAATCCGAAAAAGAAAAAAAACAAGCTATAAAGGAAGAAATGAAACAGTTAAAACTCAAAGAGAAACAACTTCAACGTAAACGTTGTCCGAATGGTACACGTAAAAATCCTAAAACAGGAAATTGCGAAAAAATACATAACTAATCACAGCTAATTGAATCAGTATTATTAGAAGTTAAACTAAAATACTTTCCTTCAGAACCACACATAGTTTCAACCCTACGTGCTTTCTCAACATATTCATAATCTAATTCTTTATTAATAATTGTAATGAATTTATTACATTTACCATAATTAGGACTTATAATAAAATCATTTTTAAATCGTAGCGGAATAAAATGTTGACAATTTCTGCATAATATTGGTAACTTATTTGATAAACAAAACCCCAAAAAACCATATAAAATTAAGAAGTATTTCATATGGTTTACCTAAGACAAATATTTTTATATTATTTAACCAAATAGTTAGAACATTAGAACTAGAGGGAAACCTTAGGTTTCCCCCTAACCCCCTTCCTTTTTCTTTGAACATTATTTATAAAAATAATAAAGGTATACTGCAGTAAAAAAAGTATTTATAGTTTATTATTATAGTTTATTTTATTATTATAAATTTCAGTAACCTACCGTTTTTAATTAATTAAAACATTAGAACCTTCTGGCTTGAAACGGAACGGCAACAATAGTATAATAAACCACATCTACAGTATCGGTAATTGTTACAATGTTACCATCTGAAAAAGTTAAGGTTAAAAACCCATTTTTAATTTGATTACCATCTACATCGTTGTGAGGTTCGGTGTAATTAATACTAGCAACAACTTTATCAGAAAAGGTCTTTCCATCGGAATCCGTAAATAATGTGGCACCATTAATGTCCGAAAACAAAGACACATTAGGAGTAGCACCTGTATTCAATACAGTTCCTAAATCTTTCGTTATAGAAGCATAAGTAATTTGCGTAAGAGACATGTATATTCAATTATGAGAAAATTATATCTAAATAAATAGTTTTTATTTTTGTGTTATTATAATATAAGGATGTACAGAAAAACTAGACGAAATATAAAGAAAAAGAAAACTATGAAACCGTATAAAACTTATAAAATGTATAAAACTTATAAAATTAAGAGAGGTGGTAATATTACCGGTAATATTTATAAAGTAGGAACGGGGTTTGGTAATTTAGCAAATGGAGTTGTAAATTTAGTTGAAGGTACAGTTAAAGTAGGAGTAGCTCCCGTTATAGGAAATATTAGGGATGTGGGGGAAGGATTAGGAAATGTGGGGAAAGGTGTTTTAATAGATATACCAAAAGGTGCATTAAATATAACCGATGGTGCTGTAAATTTACCAATTGGAATTGGTAAAACAGCCGTAAACTATATACATGTAGAAAAACCCGTATCTCCTAGCAATGGCACATTCGTTCCATCAATACCGCGTTCTACTAAAAAAAGTTATAGAAAATCCTCCAAATAAATTTTTTTCTACAGTTTTAGTAAGTAGAAAATGATTTTTATTCCTAAAAGATATCTACCCACAAATTTAACACCTAAAGACACAATAAAACAAAGAAGAAATATTTTAAAATCTAGAAAATTATACAAAAAAGGTATTTATTATCAACGCCCTAAAGTAAATTCATTTCAATCAAAACCCTCCGGACACATCTTTAATGCCGAAAAAAAATATGGAGTTTCTCATATCATACCTAATAATCAATTAGCTAATAGAACACGATGCTCTAGAAAAGCTTTAGAAAAAATAGTCAGTAAAGGCCGGGGAGCATTCTTTTCTAATGGCTCCAGACCAAATCAAACTGCAGAATCATGGGGAAGGGCTAGATTAGCTAGTGTTATAACTGGTGGCCCAGCAAGTACAATTGATTATGGAATTTTATACAATGGATGTTCAAAGGATAGTCCCGCATTAAAAATGGCCACAAAAACATGTAAAAAAATGGGACGATGCCAAAAATATACTAGAAAGAATTGATATTATTAAACGGTAACTATCACTCGCAAATACTGACTCTCTGGGTGAAAGATTGTATTCTCCATCTCACAGAACTCGGCTTTAATCGTTACATCACTATAACGGTCTCCAATCAATTCGCTAAGTTCAAGGAAATTTTTATTTAGAGATGCAATTTCCTCAATCCTCCCATTAGACCTTCTATGGAGTTGAGGACAAGTATTTCCCTCGCCAATCATAATAGATCCTAGTTTATGAATGCCACACATAGTGGAAATCTTGGATGCTGCCTCCGGGTGAAGATGATAATGACGTGCCGTATAGAGAACCATATCACCAAGTTCGGCTAGGTCATCTGTAGGAAAGCAAGCCAATGCCGAACTACAGTTCATCTGAATTATCATACTCATCAAGTTTTTTTGGAAAGGGGCAATATCTTCTATTTTCATGAGAGTATTCAACAAATTCTCTCCGTCATTTTGTTGAATTGTTTGTAGGTTCCCTAAAATCCTATACCAAGTGGCCGCGCGGAACTCCATTGTGAATTGTGTAGGGAGAGACATCTCTATTATCTGTATACAATGGATTAAAGTCATAAAAAAGAATTCAATTTTTTATGAGTTAAAAAAGAAAAATATCTATTTTTCTAAATAAAATATAAAAACAAACGCGTATAACTTTTTATATTTTGATTAAATGAACGAAGAAAACAACGTTCTTACTATAAAAACCGTCCAAATTCAACCTATCCGTAATATGATTACAGCCATAAAGGATATTTTGACGGATGCGACCATTACTTTTACTAAAGATGGTATGAAAATTATTAATTTTGATAAAACACATACTATTTTAGTAAATGTTATCCTAAACTCACATAAATTTGAGCAATATAATTGTGAGCCAGATAAGATTATTGTTTGTGCAAATACTCTCCATTTATTTAAGGTAATTTCTACAATGTCTAATGATGATACCTTATCTATGTATATTGATAAATCTGATTATCATGATGGTATTGTATCTCATTTAGGACTCCAGTATGATAATGGAGATATTAAACAATGTTATAGTCAGAAACTCCGATTAATTGAACCCGATATGGAGGAGTTAATTGTACCTGATGTAGAATATTCTACCGTTATTAATTTACCTACATCCGATTTTCAAAAGATTATTCGTGATTTAAATGGCGTCTCTGACCGTGTAGAAATTAAATCAGTAGGGAATGATTTAATTTTTTCATGCGATGGTAATTTCGCTAGTTCTCGCATCTTCAGATCGGAATCCGATGGTAATATGGAGTTTATTCAGAAATCCGATGCATCTGTCATTATTCAGGGCGAATTTTCCCTCAAATCATTGTCGCATTTTATTAAATGTACTCCATTATGCAGTCATCTAGAAATGTATTTAGGAAATGATTTACCACTTATAGTAAAATATGATGTGGCTTCATTAGGAGAAATTAAACTATGTTTGGCACCATTACCGCCATCATAAATTAATTATGCACTATTATATTAGTTACTTTTTTACTTCTCTGAATCTGAAATCAGGAACAAAGGATTTATAATTGGTTTTCTCTATGTCGGGATATACATTTAAAATTGCTTGGTTTTTTGTCATTTCATCATACTGTTTCTTATAAAGATGTATCTTTTCTTCGCTGTTATTGTTGGTTATAGGTTGATTTATTTGCCAGGTTTTATAAAGACGTACATTACTTGGATGAACGTTGTCACTACATTTTGAGACGTCAACCTTAGGAAATAATTGGTTCTTGTAGTTAGAATTGTCAAAAATATCATTTGTATAGTTAAATCCTATTTGGTCTAATATATTTTTCAAATTTTTAAAATCGTCTTCAAATAAGTCTTCGTATCTAATTAAATACAAATCTTTTACATTATTGTTTTCTTTATAATATGAAAATTTCTCTGCAATTTTTACATAATTTTCTACAGGGAAAGTATCTCTTCTATTATTGGGATTTCTTTTATTAAACGAACTATATACCCATAATGGATTTCTGATAATAAATATTTTGATGTAATCTTTGTACTCATCGGAAAAATATTTATCTTTAGTTGCTGGGAATTTGCATAAAACAAATTTTTTATTAGGTTCAACTTCTATGTCTTCATCTATTGTTTCTGTTTCTTTAATAATTTCATGAACTTCAGGAATATGTCCTAAAATACATTTTAATATAGTTGTTCCACTATTTTGATATCCAAAAATGATTATTTTTTTCATTTTTATGTCTATATATATATAAGTTAACATAAAAAAATGTTATCAATGTTATCATTAAACAGAACTCTTTCTACTACTGCTTTTTTTTGAGGAATTTGTTTTTGCGGATGAATTTTTTTTACTTTTTCTTTTAGATACTAAAATCCGATATGGTTTTTTGTTTTTGGTTTGCTTTAATTTAATTATTTTTTGTTTGTTTTTGCTAGTTTCTTCTAAAATAGAAGACTCGTCTACAACTATCTTATAATATTGTATTTCACCACTTTTTACACTATTGTTATCTGGAATTTCAGGTGTTCCAATTTTTACCGATTTTCTAATAACTTCCAAGATTTCTTTTAATTTCTTATATTTTGCATTTTCTGGTTCTAATTTTAATTTGTCATTTACTATTTCTAAAACCGTTTTATCGTTAGAATCTTTTTTTTCAATAATATTACTATTTTTGAGGTTGGTGTATAATTCTTTATTATCCATGTTTTTATGTAGACAGTTAATAATGATAGTAATATCCGTATAAATATTCCTAAAAAAAGTACTAGACATATATCCCGATTCTATAATTGCACCATAATCATCTTTAGCTAATACATGTAGAGCGGTTGACTTTTCGGGTATTCCATATGTGTTCTTTTTAATTATTTTTTTTAATAATTCAGGATGAGTATTTACAAATTGTATTACCGTTTCATCACATTTATCTTTATCAACTTTGGCAAACAATTCATAAAAAAGTATATCTAAATCTTCTTTTATAAAATAGTCCATTTGTATATTATGATAAATTAATTTTATTATATTATCATTATCTTTCCAACAGTTGTTAGTAAGACCGAACCAACTATTTCGGTTTTTTTTACGAATTTTACTTTCGTATAAATTATCTCAATGTTCTTTTCTGACGCATACTTTGAATATTGTTTACAGAGAACAGCACCTTGTATAATTATTTTACCCATTTGTTTTTTGTTTATTTTTTTATCCAAAGGTATACTCGCAATAACATGTGCTGATGGATGTTTATTTACATGAAACCAAATATCATCATCTAGCGAATCATCTAGTAAATCAAAATTATCTTGGCTATTTTCCCCAATGTTAAATACTATGTCACAGTTTATACACTGTATAAACTTTGATATTTGTTTCATTTTATTATTTATTATTATTATTACAAAATAATAATAAACAAATAATCAGTTTTTTATCTGAATTTTTGCAAAAAAACATCTAATGTTATAGGTAACCAAATCATACAATTATAATTTGAGTCAGGACTAGTGTATTGAACATAGATTTTACAATGAATCTTACTATTGGTCTCATTTTGTAGTAACAGATTATCATAAAATAATCTGGCTTCTTTTATGGTTTTATTTGGTATTTCTGTTTTGTATTTTTTTTTGAAAAGTATATTTGTACAATTGACTATTTTTATTCCATAAATTTTTCCATAAATATCGGTTTCACTAATATTCATTATCTAATATAAAACAATAATTATGTTTATATTATTTTTTCTGGTTAAAATTCGGGCTCATGTCGTTTAAATAAGCAACCCTGTTTTAAAAGATTCGGAATTTGTATTATCATATTTGGGTCTTGGAGACTAGATGTATCCAACCAAATTTTTATAATACAGAAATTTTTTTTAGGTGAAATAGTAATACCATTAATGTGTATATTATGTTTATCATCAATACATAATGATTCACCACATAAACAATAAAATAAATTACGCCATACTTCAGCTACGGCTTTATTAATAACTTTATAAGAAAAACATCCTCCATTACGATTCCGAGGATCCTCCCACATGGGCGTAATCCCTTCCCTCATAACAAACAACATACAATTTTTTACAACATTTTCGTGTATAGATTCATTGAGAGATATGACCTTTTCAACTGTATCAATTGAATTCATTATAATTGTATAACTGGACAATGCCCAAGTTTTGTCGTGTGGTAAATGGTAATATAGATTCCATTTATCAATGAGAGAATGTTGTGGGGTAGGAGTACTCACTGTATCCATTGTGATTACGCCCGTACAATATATATGTTTTTGTTTCTAAATTGTTTTACACCTTTACTTTTTACGCAAAATGGTGTCAATGTTAATCGGTGTATAAAATTAAACAATCTTATATTCGTCGGCTAACAACAAAACGGACTTGTCAAATTTTAAAGAAAATGTCTTAAGATTATTATCCATTACTTTTAAAATATAATCAAAATCAAAATGATATAATTCAGATTGGTGTTCCAAATATAATTTTATAAACGCGGCTGATAGAATTTGATTATTTTCAAAATAAACTGAATTATTCAATTCAATAAATATAGTTTTGTTCATGATAGGATGAATATATTCAATTGTTAGAAACTTGACACTACTTGAAATGAGCGGTAGTTCAAAATCGGAGAAAAACCCTGATGTATTATCAAAAACTCTATATACATATGATTTACCAATCTTCATTTTAACTAATCCTTCAACATAATTTTGGGAATTAAGAACAATCGTATCTAAAGAGTCACATGTTTCATTAAAACATTTTTCAATTATTGTAACTTCACCTACAATATCTAGTGGATTATTAATAAACTCATAGTGTTGCAAAATTTTCATTTCGTTTACAATTGTGTGGCCTTTTGACAAAATAATACTAGAAATCCAATATGAACTCATGGGTTCCAACTTTTTATTAATTAATGAAGAATAAATGTATTGCATACTATAAGAAGTATAATCAATTATTTTTTTGGCAATAGGAATATTATAAATTTCATTATAACATTCATTAACACTGTTTACAAATTTACAGTAATTAATCATTAGCATTGTAGAATTAAATGAATTTTTGATACTTTCAAACAAGTATGTAAATCTGTACATCCTATAGATAGAGAGTTATATGCTGTAACTTTTATATCAGTTTTTAAAATGTTTACAACTTTTTCTCATTTTTCTCATTTTTCTTGTTTTTCTCATTTTTCTTATTTTTCTTGTTTTTTTACCGCCTCTTTTTCGTTTTTTAGTGGATCCATCCCCTTCATCTCCATCCTCTCCCTCTTCTCTTTCATCTTCATCTTCATCTTCATCTTCATCTTCATCCATATCTTCTTCTTCATATTTTTTAGGATTAACGCTTTTAGGATAACGACTTGTTTTAGGTTTTTTGTTACGACGTCTTGGAGTTTCTTTTTGTTCTGTTGATAATGTTTGAGAATCTTCTGTTGATAATGTTTGAGAATCTTCTTTACGCGCCGACCTACCCAATGATCTAGCTCCCGTTTCAGATAATTGATTATTTTTTTTGTCTCTAAATACGCTACAGCTCATATCTATAATAATTAATTTAACTATATGATAATGATTTTTTAAATATTTTAATATTTTCTTCATATTAATTCTATTGTCTTCAGTACGAAATTTACTATTTCTTAATTTTGAAGGATTAGCGTGTATTTCAGTCATCAAATCTATTGGTATGTATGTTCCGTTAATAAAAAGGTTTAATTTCCAATCCCCATCTTTAAGTGTTACATCGCCTTCTGTTCTTGAAAATACTTTATTTTTTATCACACCACTGTTGTGCATTCTAACCCTGTATCTGAATTCTGGACGATAATGATATGCCATAAATTCTGGGTCTCCTGTTACGTCTTCGTCTCTTCTATTTACAAATCCACTTATGTAATCAGGTTGGTCATCTATCTCCATTAAAGCCTTTCCTATTCTTTTAACAATTTCAATCATTTGTTTCTTATGAGTTGATTGATTAAACCTAGTACTATTTCTTAATATAGTTCCAAGATTACCAGGTATATTTTCTCCTGGTAAAAAATTAACTACTCCTGGAGGCACTACCTCTAAACTTACAACATCCATACCTTCGGGTATTTCGGTTTTTAATGTTGTATTTCCTAGGTCGTCGTCCGAACAAACTTGAATTTGTCCATGTGTAGTTATTACTAATATTGCGGACATTATATATAAAATATGATAAAAAAATATCAATTAACTATATAAGTATTTTCACAAAACTTTTATGTTCAGTATTGATAACTTTTTAAAAGACTTGAAAATAATAGATAATTATTTAGAAAAAACGGGTGAAAACAAAATCGCAAACTTAAATGTAGAAAAATTTAAGGTTTTTTTAATTAACTTTGTTCTCTATTTAGCTAAAAAAGAAACAAATAAATTCAAAAAGGCATATTTGGCTAAACTCGCGTTCTCCATGTATACAAATTACTTAATGCTAAAACTACAACAAAATGATAAAACTAAGGGTGGGATGAAAGTTCGTATTGTTAGAAATGGTAAAGTTATGACTGTTGAACAAAGTGAACTCATAGACGGTGATGATGTTATGTTTATTGTTGGATTTAATCAAGGAGGAATGGTGAGTGATTTTGCAAACCATAGTTTATCCGTGGTAGCTGGTGGTGGACAAGCACAGGCTCCTACAGTAGAAGTAATGGAGCGTTATGTTGAAAATAATCCCGGACCAGTAGTAGAATATAAAGGAAAAGATACTACTGATTCTGACGACGAGTTTGAGAAAGAAGTAAAAGAAACAAATAAAAGGATTTTTAGGAAGATTTTAAAAAGAAGGGAGGATTTAGTAGATGAAAGAATATCATTAATGTCTCATTCTCGTATCCTTGGTATGTCAGCCGCTTCCGGATTTACTTGTTGCATATGTTTGGGAATGGGAGAACAATTAGCCTATAATTTTGGTAATAATAGTCTATCTCTAGGTAAGGCTGCAGCTGTAGGATTAAAGGATGTAGTTGTAGAAGGTGCAGTAGCTGCCGGAGATTATGTTCCAGTAGGAGTAAGCGCATTCGGAAAATTTTTGTATGGTGTTGGTGCGGCAGGTAGTCAATATACTAGTGAATTATTAACTCCTATCACCGAATATATAACACCAAACGGTACAACAACACCTGTTAATGCAACAGAGGCAATTTTCCCTGGAGAAATTACAAAAGTTCAAATAAATTACTTTGATACTATCATGCAATCATGTAAAAGAACTGATGTTCAATGTGGAATTTCTGTGGCAACCTTATGTTGTTGTTATTATTATTCGGCTGAAACAACAGAAATAAAAAGACGTGCTGATACTGTTACAATGGGGCCAAAATTCCTTCAACTTGACCAAGAACGCGCCCAAGAAAATTATAATGATTTTGCTAGAAAGGCCATAAAAGCGGGGGGTGCTGCAACCTCGTTATTTAATCCAGTACTTGGAACTACTATAACTGCAGCTAGTGCGTTGTTTGAAAGTCCCGAACCTAAGTCTAGTAAACAAGCCAAACTAGGATTAGGTCAAGTTCCTACACCTAAATTGGAAGCATTAAAAGGTTCTGATGAAGTCAGTGCTCCTCCTACTGAATATAAGGTTGAATCTCCCCCAACACCAGAATCTTCAGTAAGACAAAGAAAACTAGCTAGTAGTACAAGTACAAGTAAAGGAGGGTCCAATAGAAAAACCAAAAAAATGAAAAAAGGTAAAAAAAATAGAAGTAGCAGAAGGTAGATTGTGAAATAGAGGGAAACCGTTGGTTTCCCCCTAACCCCCTTCCTTTTTTCTTTGAACTAGAGGGAAACCGTAGGTTTCCCCCTAACCCCCCTTCCTTTTTCTTTGAAATAGAGGGAAACCGTAGGTTTCCCCCTAACCCCCTTCCTTTTTCTTTGAAATAGAGGGAAACCGTAGGTTTCCCCCTACCCCCCTTCCTTTTTCTTTGAACATTATTTATAAAAATAATAAAGGTATACTGCAGTAAAAAAAGTATTTATAGTTTATTAATAATTTATTAATATAAATTTCAGTAACCTACCGTTTTTAACTAATTTGAACATTATTTTATAAAAATAGTAAAGGTTTATTGCAGTTAAAAAAGTATTTACACCCTTGAAGATTTAAAATGGGACGTCCAAAGGGCGTCCCAATAGATATTCAAGGGCAACGTTACCGATAAATTAATTAAAAGGCAAACCGCCACAAGGAACGGTGGCGGTTTGTCCCATTTTAAATGTTCATCGGTGTATAGCTTATTAATATAAATTTAAGTAACCTATCGTTTTTAGCTATTGTGAAAACGTTTGAAAAATTGAATATGGTGTGTTCAGTTCATTTTGGGTAAATTCACTACAAAATGGAGAACGTGGCAAAGATGCTTGTTGCGGCAGCTTCAGTTTTGGCAATAACCAACTCAGAAAACCAAATTCTACGTTTCAACCAAGGCAAATCGGGATATTTGTATATTTTTACGAACGACGGACAAATTGGTCTAGTTAAGGTTGGTAAGGCAAATGGTTTCAAAAAAAGGAAAGATGGACTGTTCCATGGTGATAGTGGTGTCCCATGCCCTTTTAAGCTTTTAGACAAAGTCTATGTAAAGAATGTATATGAGACAGAGAAGATTATTCATACGTATTTAAAGGACCATCGCTTCAACCCTCACCGTGAACACTTTACTTTCAAGTTACGGGCATCCGGAGGTAATTGGAAAGACCTAAGTGTAATGCAAATTGAAGAGCTGCTTTTTAATGAGGTTATTGAGCCAGTTTCTGCGATTTTTGATGAGCTGAAGAAGCTGTTTGTTCAACCTGACAAAGTAGTTGAAGAGGAAAGAATTGTAGAAGTTCAAGATTCTATTCCTGACTGCAAAGAGTTTATTAAACTTGGCCTAGAGCATTGCAATGGGTCAGTGCGTGGTCTAGCTGCCCAGATAATTAATGATACTTTACCTCCTCATTTAAAGCTCCTTAATCCCAGGAAAAACCATGTAAATACTAAGGATGCTGTAATATCCTATTTGTACCGTCATAAGATTAGACTAAATCTTTAAGTCTTTAAGTTTATAATAATTTTAGTTTTGTATTTTGTAAGTTAATAACAAAATATAAAATTTTTTTTATTAATATTTAATCAAGTAATTAAAAACTATGAAAGGTTGCATCACATTGTGTGCAATACCACCACCACTAGGATCTATTATAAGAGCCGGTAAAGGATTAGTAAATAAATTTGGTTCACCCGTAGTTGCATCCAGACCAGTAGCTGCTGTATTTAGTCCAGGAGAAGAAGTTATTAACCCGATAGAACCACCGACGGCGTTAGATGTATGTGTATGCGATGGCATTTCTGCTTTAGTTAAAGTATGGGTTTCTTCACCGCCTTTACTGCCTAATGCACGTGTAGTTAATGAAGGTACAACTCCAGTTCCAGAACCTACAGTTGTTCGTCCTCTGGCATCAGGAATATTGAAATTTGTACCTGAGCTTATAGTACTATACGTATAACCAATTGCATTAAATAAACTTTGATATTCTAAAACAACTAAAGAACTTCCATCACATAATAACCATCCACCGGGGATAGTTGTAGCAGCAGATTGTATAATGGTTCCTGCAGGAATTAAAACATAATTATTCAAATAGTAATTGCCCGAAGCATAAAAATTTTTTGCTCTTAAATCTTGACGGACTGTAAGATTTCCTGAAACGTCTAAATTACCACCAATGGTTTCGTTCTTTTCTACATATAAATCACCAGTTTTCATTGGTGGGGTAGTAAAGGTATTGAGACGATTTTGTAAAAAAACATTACTATTCGTTTGTCTATTTTTAGCTCTGATATAAGACATTTTATATAAATATAAATATATTTTTTTCTTGTCTAAATTAGAGGGAAACCTTAGGTTTCCCCCTTACCTCCTTCCTTATTCTTTTTAAAAAGTTTAATAAAACCTAAAGCTACAATGCAGACAAAAAATATTAGTAATTTATTAAACCTTTTTATAATTTAATCTGCCCATGAAATGAGCAGATTTAAGTGAAATTACCTAAAAAGAAAGAGGAGGGGTCGCAGGGGAACCGTAGGTTCCCTGCTAGTCTAAATATCTAAAGAAATAGTATTCTTTGCCGACCCATTCTTTCTACGATTGGACCGTTTTGGCATACTTGACCCATTTATATCCTTCAATGAAGTGATAGAAATCATAGAATCATCTTCATGTACTGTCTCTACAGTCGGTTGTTCATGAATGTTTACGGAACGGGTTTTAAGACCACTCAAAATATTATCAATATCAGTTGACTGTGGTCCCCTCATTTCCGGTCTAGGCATTTGTTGTTGTTGTTGTTGTTGTTGAGGTATAGGTTGTGGTGGCATCTGCATAGGTCTTACTGTTCTCTGTGGCTCATCTAACCGCTCAAACCCATTGTTTAATTCCTGACCTTGCTCTCTAAACATAGTACCACGACCAGCCGCTAAATCAGGACGATTATTAGACTCTGTGAAAACCATTCCAGGTCTTTGTTGAGGTGGCATATTCTTCGTTTCTACTGGTGCAGGTGGTGGCCTACCCATAGGGCGGTTAGCCTGCTCTTGCATCAAATTATTCGCCATAGCAAATCCTGGGGATGCCTGACTCATACTACTCACTGTAGCATTTGTAAACATTCTCATAAGCTCTGGACTCTGTTTAATCACATCATTAAATGCTGGGGTAGCACTAGATAATGCTTTATTGGAAAAGTTAAGTACAGCTGCACTAAAACCTACACGTAATAAGAGTGAAATCTCGGGTGCCAATTTACCACCCTTGTATTTATCGTGTAATTCTGCAAAAATCTCCTCATAGCTATCAATATCCTCACTAACCTGCTCTCCCCATCCATCCAAATTTAAATCAAAAGGATTAAATGCCGCATTGGCATATTCCATAGAATTAATAAATGTCATGAACCACCAACCCTGTAACTTAACACTGTCTTTCTTACGTTTATCTTCCATGGCACTTTCATACTCATCCTCTACTTCTTCGTATGGGGAATCCATATCAAAATGAGAATTATGCTTGGTTAATCCCTTGGCATACCATTCCTCTAATTTTTTAATCATCATTCGCATCTTACGACGGCGGTCTCGGTCACTCATACGAACATTTGAAGTACTAGATGCAACCGGAATCTCATTCATTTTGGTGAAACCATCCCAGGTTTTTGTAGTCCCCACACTTTCTCTGGTGGCATTACCTAAATTAGAATCGTTTTGTTCATCTATATTTATAGAAACATTTTTGGGTTGCTCTGCAGTGAATCCAGTACCTAGTCCAAAGAAACTAGATGCTAAACCACTTAATGTTTTGGTATCACCACCGCCACCTGATGACTTATTTGCTCCTGATATTTCATTCAATTCGCTCTCTAAATTATCAAGTTCTCCTAAATCTAAGTTTAGAGAACTTGATGACCGTTTTTTATCGTTCATTAATAATTCAATTCCAGAGCCAAAATTAACACTTGGCTTTGAATCGCCAAAATTCAAAGAAACTGGTTCCAAATCACTAATTCCTAGATCGATAATTTCCATAATGTATTTTAGGTATTATGATATTTATACAAATATTATTTTTAAATCATCCGCATATGATATTATATTTTGTTTCTTGAGATACCAGATACCTTGTAAAAAAGAATCTGCTAAATCATCTACCTTTATTCCTTTTCTTTTTTGTAAACTATCTTTATAGGATTGAAAGCATGGATTTTTTTCTAAAATGAGAGAACCATAATATAAAGCATCCTGTTTGTGCTGCTTGTAATCAGGATTTACTTGTTCCAATCTTTTACTTTTATTTTTATTTTTACTTTTATCTGTTGAAATCATTGTATTTTCTAAATCAGAATCACTAGAATATGCCTTTTTATCTATGACGATATCTAACTTTGTTTTCTTTAAAGGAGGGGTCTCAGGGCTCAGAAACTGCTCTGCAGTTTCCAAACTTGTTCGGCTTTGCCGAACTGAGGAACCATCAAAACCTTCATTTAAAGGAGGGGTCATAGAGGAATTATTAAAACCTTCATTTAAAGGAGGGGTCTTAGGGCTCAGAAACTGCTCTGCAGTTTCCAAACTTGTTCGGCTTTGCCGAACTGAGGAACCATGGGTTCCCCTAATAAATTGCCCCAGCTTATTCCCTGAAGATACGAATTCTATATGAATATTAGATTGATTCATAATAAAATACTGTGCTAACATGCCTTGAATTGTTTTCATTCTATTCGCAATCGGTGAAATCTGGTTCTCTATAATAACATGCGTTACTTCATTTATTCCTTCTACTTTATGTAATGATTCTTTCATATTTTTACCAATCGTAATTAAATCTATTTCCGAAGCATTTTTAGTTTTTAATTTTGATATTGGTTCAAAACAATTCTTTTCATAAAAGTTCTCTAATTCCAATAAAATATCTTTCTTCAACTTTGGCACAGTAGTTGCATCTAAAAAAAGAAAATGGGATTTCCCGATTTTGAGTAATTCTTCTACTTTTTGTTTCTTTAAATAAGTCAGTGAATTTTTCTTATTTGGGATAATAAATTGAGAACCTTTTGTACTTGTAGAACCTTTGGCATGTTTCTCACAATAACATTCTCCATTTTTCCTATATTTGGCCATCTTTATGCATGGTTTTGGTAAAATCTTCTTGGTTTTCCCCGGTATCATTTGAGTACATATTTCGGAAACCGGTTCTTCTTCTAATAAATTGAGAACATTCCAACTATTTATAGACAGATTTTGGGCGGAAATATCAAAAATACAATAGGCCATGTTTTTTATACCGACATCAAAACTGATTAATTTCATTTACTATATTATTCATAAATTATTATTGAATAATATACTAATCTTTTTTGACATTTTGAATCAAATCGGCTTGAGTAATTACTGGGGCAATCATACGTGCACTTAATTGTTCTCTAGATAAATATAATTCTTTTAAATCACTGGACTGGTATCCGAATGGCTTAGCATTATCTGAAGTTGAAGTATACTTATAGGGGCTATTGTATACTTGACTAGATTGCATGTTTGGTAAATCAATGGCACGTTTATAATAACCTAAATCATTAGAAGATTCGCGGAAATTATATTCCATAATATCTTTGGCGTTCTCGGTGAGATACTTACGGTATTGCCAACTAGAGCGTATTCCGTTAGATTGAATGAGGTCATCGTTAATAATGGCTTCGGGTTGCCAAGAAGCAGTAATTGCTCTTCCGTCACTCATTAGGGGTGGGAATTCAGGATATCTATTATTGGTGGCATATCCTAAAGAGGATTTAGGGACAGTTTCTTTTATAATAGGATAGGCGGAATCCAAGTTTTCGGGATTTGGATAAGAAAACATTTTACTATATGCTCATATAATATTTTAAATTAATTTGTAATTATATGGTATAATATTGTTATAATGAGTGCAATGGATGTGGATGTGGATGAATATGACATGGAAACACAGCAGTATCAACTACAACAACAGTATGAACTACAACTACATCAACAACAGGTAGGGCAAGGTCTTCTTGATGTATCAGATGCGCAAGAAGGTATTAGTGAAGATTTAGTTGTATGGGGACCAGAACTAATTATAGCAAATGTAAATAATATTATTGAAAATAAGTTACTTTTTATGAATAGGATTAATAATCCTAATTTTATAAATGTTATAAAATTATTTCAGAATATGAATGAATTACAATTATATCAAATAATACAAGAACTTAGTCGCCAAGGACATTATGATATTAATTGGTTCATTCTTAATTTAATTACAGCAAATCAATTGATGTACTTAGTGATAAAAAATTCAAGTAAAAACAAAGACACGAATTTTTTTGTTTATAATGGAAAACAAACTAATGAGTGTAGCTTTGCTACGTTATTACAATTTTATACCGATCGTTCAGTTATAAAAGCTTTTACTTCATTATTTGCTACCAAATTTCAAGAAAATATACCAATTTATTTAGGAGAATTTCTTTCTGAAGGTCAAACAAGCCGTATTACTATTGATAAAATATTGTCTTCAGAACAGCTCTTTGGAAATCCTATGAATGAACCTACTTTACAACAAAAAGATTATTTTTGGAAATTTCTTTTATACAATGCCGACCAAGAAAAAAATAAACTAGTAAATGGTGGAAATATTGAACCTTTTTTTTTAAACGGCAGTTATGTTGATTATTTTGAGTTTTATTTTTTTTTATATGAACCTAGAGGAAAAGCATGGTTGAAAAGTTATGGGCAAACTTTAATACCTACATGGGAAACTTGGTATATGTTCCAAGATAACACACCTAAAAAAAATTTTTATAATTGGTGGGTCAGCAACAAACAACGTTTGTTATCTGTTAATGAATCTGGAATGGTAGGCCCAGAAGTCTTGGAGGAAATGGACAGAGTAAATAAAATGTTGAGAAATCAAGAAAAAGATTTTGTAAGAAACTCTTATGGGCAACCAAACACCACTGGTAATCATAGTGGTCAAACAAATTCATTAGCAGCAACTGGAATAAGAGGAGGAAAACAAAAAAAATCTAAGAAATCTAAGAAATCCAAGAAATCCAAAAAACCAAGGAAATCTAGAAAATCAAAAAAATAAATAATTAGATATCCAATATTAATTATTTATTTAGGCCTCTAATAACTTTAAGAGTTCATTCTTCTTCAATTTACTAGCGTCACTGCATAATCCCTTAGTAATAACTAGCGTCTTTAATGCATTTAAACTCATTTTGCTATAAACCTCTTTCACATCTTCTTTTGTGTCCTTGCTCTCCACTACTGTGCTGGAAGTCTCCTCTAGTTTCTCTACTTGAGTAGGTGTCTCTTCCTCATCTAACTCTACTGGTTCTAATTTGTCATTTTCCTCTGTATCTGGGTCTACATTCTCTGACTCTATCTCTGTCTCTAAAATATCTGATTCAATAACCTCTCCAATATCAACATTAATGATGCGTATACCAGAGTTATCTAAAGGTTCCTCCTCATCTTCATCCTCCTCATCCTCATCCTCATCCTCCTCCTCTTCCTCATCCTCATCCTCCTCCTCTTCCTCATCCTCAAACTCCTCATCAGATACTTTAATCTTCCCATTCACTTGGAAAGAGGGCATGTTATTATTTGTGTAAGGATTATGAAGACACATAGTATTACAAGGATTCGTATTCATTGTCATTGCCATATTTTTAACACTAGAAAGCTCCTGCACCACATTACTGATAATCTCAAAAACCGTATCGCATTTATTTTCTAAAGCAGATAAACGCTGTTTAAAGTGATAAACTAACAGTAAAATTAACACAAAAGTAATCCCTAAACTTAAGAAAAAGAACGTCTCTATAAAATTAAAAAAACCCATTTTTACTATACTTCTATAAAATATTAACATTATTTTAACGAACAGTCTAATAATTCTTATGTGTAAAAAAATAATATGCTATATTATATAATTGAAATAGCAAAAAATGGATAATGCAACAAATGGAATAAATGGACCAAATCAAGGAAATAGTTTATTTAGTAATAAAAATTTTTTAATTATTGCCTTAATATTTCTATTAACGTTGTCGTTTTTAGGAATAAATTTAATTACCCTGGTCGGTAATTTTTTACAACAGATTGTATTCCTACTTACACCATTAATTAATCAAGTATTATTTATATTTGGGTACACAAGTGGTACCGTTATAAATAAAACAACAGATGTAGTTGCCGATACAGCTAAAGGAACAATTGACATTGCCGGAGGAACCCTACATAGTATCGGAAATTTACTACAAAATACGGGAACACCAGTCCAATTAGGTTCATTAAAAATAGATAATTCAATTAATAGGTCTACTATGAAACCCTACTCTGAGCCCAAACCAGATACTACTGAAAATCCTATTCAAAAACCAATAAGTTCCAATAAAACCAATTGGTGTTTAGTTGGTGAGTATGAAGGACGCAGGGGATGCATTGAAGTTGGCGAACATGCCAAATGCTTATCTGGTCAAGTTTTCCCCGACCAAAAGTCATGTTTAAATCCTACACTTACAAACAACATGACACCTACACCTATAAAGAAATAAATGTAATATTAATTTAATAGGTAAAATATATATAAAATACTTCTATCATTATATATATTTTTATGATAACTACATTAAATATTTTAAAAGCGTTTGTCTTGCAACTAGAAAACGATAAATGGTTTGTACACATATCTACCTTACATAATAAGGATGCAAACCTAGACTACATTAAATATGAAAGTACTTGTCTTTTTGATTTTGTAAACAAAAATCCGCCAATCAAGATTTATGAGATAATAAATATAACAAATAAATATGAAATCAATAATATTGTAAAAACCTACATGGAATATTTTGGAATAGATAATGTACGAGGCGGTATATACAGCGACGAAATATTACCCAATTATCTTATTCAAAGTCTAGAACTAGAGATGAAATCTCCCTTGGAAAATTATGAAAAAAAGGTCGCCATTTTTGATTCTCTACATAAAAAGGAAAATGTAACCATAAACGATTTTCAACATAGACAGAATGAATATATTAATTTATTAAATACCGGATACTTGGACATTACAAGAGACTTTTTTACTGAATTAGAATGGTTACGTAACATAGTTGATAGTTTTACATCATCTTACGTTGAAAACGCCCAGATGGCAACGTTACCTTCAATCATTTACGCAAATGATGTGGACATTTTGAATGAGAAAAGGTATGTTACAGGAGAAAAACAAAAAAGAGTATTAAACAATAATGATAGATACCTGAGCTTATTAAATAAATTTACTATGGTTAGAGAAAAGTATTTTCAATTAGGTGAAACAATAAAACATATTGATATGTCACCTTTTTTACATTACCCCAATTTTATTTTTGATTTCTTTATGTATCATAAAAGTTGGAAGAATAGAAATTGGGAAGAAGGTAAAAAAAACGCACTAGAATTAATTAACCATTATGAGTTAATGGGATATACAATAATTAATATAATAGATTGCCAGGAATTTGATTTTTACAATCCTATATTAATTACTTGTTAAATTAAATAATCCATTTGCGTAATTTACGCAAAATAATGCGGCAGTTGATGATGAAGAAATAGTAGCGTTTATAGTTAATTGAAAATCATACACAAAATTCGGGCTTGTATTTAACAGCATATGTTCAATATTAATTGTATCTATAACCGCAAAATAGTTATATATTGATGTGTTGGTTGACGGTACAAAATTATTAATTATTTTTGTCACCGGGTACATGGTACTATTTCCAAAACTATGCGAATAATATTCGCCTACAAAATTACCGCTGTAATATACATCTAATATAATAGTATTTATTTTTATAGTAATAGGACTATTATTAATTGAAAATATACCGAGTGGGATTTTTAATAAAAAATCATAAGTGGGATTATCAATAATACTAGTTATTAATACCATACCTATATTAGTAGGAATACCAGATGGTATTAACACATTATTAACCGGTTTTGTTAACCATCTTTGATTTATAGTTTCTCTTTCTGATTGACTATAAGCTGCATCACTAATACTATAATTTATGTAATTATACAATGGTACTGTTTCATCATCTATCAAATTAATGACAGGTCCGGGAACGTTACATGCAAAAGTTGGTGTTGGTTTTAATCTGTCACTAGAGCAAATTAATCCATTTACAATAATATCATAAATATAATATCCTTTGTAGCCGTTTATTTTTACTGCATTAACATTCGTTTTATAATTTGCACTGTCACCTAAATAGGTAATATTTAATTTATCTGGATAATTTACTGTTACTGTATTATAATTACCGTTTGCATCCAAGGTAGTAATAACAACACTTTGAAAACTTTGATTTTGCGTAGGTGCTTTCCCGTTTACTAATTGAACAAATAATTCGGCTTTGGTAAAATTATTCCCTTTTGTTGAACTCAAATTATTATTATACTTCAATACCTCGGCTTTTCGTCTCATATCTAATTGAAATTTTGTATAATTACCGTTATATGGTGAAACCGGTGTAAATCTAAATTGAGGGTTATTAAATAATAATTGCTTACTTCTTTGATAACATAGTTGTTGTATTGAAATATTTGTGGTTGTTCCAGACATATATTATATAATGTTAACTCACATTATATAATTCTATTCTTAAATCTTAAATCTTATTATAATACCATAAGGATGATAAGTAATTAAATCCTCCAGAGGTACTATTATTGTTACCATCAGCACTTGCGCTTGTATTAGGTCCCCAATAAACAATGTTATTTATTTCAATTACACTCAATGCATGATTAAAATACCGTAAATCAGATAAATTACCATTAAATCCGTTATTTTGGCAAACATTAATGTCATTATAATTCTGTTTTGGTACTAATGGTAAATTTAAACGTCCGGATATGGTACCATTAATATATACGTCAAGCATCGTATTCTCTAACCTTATTACAACATTTACCCATTTACGGATTGGTATGGAATCAACCACCAATGTATTATTAGAATCGTTAGTTTTTGAAGTATTCATAATTACCTGTATTTTAGCGGTACTACCTGTATTGGGTGAGATATACAAACCAGGTCCATTATTAACAGTAGTAATATTATTAGTGCCAAAATTTAAATCACCTTTATTAAAAACCATTTGATATTTGCTAGAATTACTACCTAAATCAGCTATATATATCCAAACTGACCAAGAAAATTCTAAACCAGTTCGTTCATTATTAGATAATTTAATAATTTTACGAATATTACCCTTAGTAGGGTCTTGAGGAAATGTTAATCCATTATTTCCTGAAATCATACCCTTTACAATAAATGGACTATCCGATGGACTTAAGAAATAGCTGAGTAATATAACTCCTAAATTTAATAAAACAAGAAATCCTATGATTACTAATATTATAAAGACAAATTTGGCCACAATCGTATTAGATTGTAGAAATTGTGTAGAAGCACCTACTCCAGCAGTAGCCTGATTAGAAAAATCATTAAATGAATTACTTACAGAGGATTTAGCGTCATTTATAGAGTTCCCGAGACTTTCTGTTGCATTTTGAATAGATTCTGGTAATTGTAAATTTTGTTGAGCAGGAGGCTGAAAATTCATAAATAGTTATATATTATATATATAATAGATTATAACCATTCTTAATTCTAAATTAAAACAATGGTTGGTTATTGACGATAGCAATATTATCTTTCAACACACTGTAATTAACACCATAAGCCCCAAATAAACTAGCGAATTTGCTCTTTCCGTTTCCTTTCATATAATAGTCCCATGCGGTTTGAGGGTCAACTGCAGTTGTCCATCTTGTAAGAATTAAGGCATTAGCACTCCATCCAGAACCTATAGAAACACCAGGAGTTCCCGCAGTAAATGTACCACCGACTGGATTTCCCGAATTTCCTAAATATAATGGCGACGTAGTAGAATCATTGGGTTGCATAGGAGCAATAATAGAACTTGAGCCATCAGAGTTCTGTTTCACGTTCATGACCTGTTGTGACATTACTAATTTACCATCTAAATAGCAATCTAAAAATTGGTTGTCTACACTGATAATTATGTATACCCATTTCTGTAATGGGAAACTAGTCGTTACAACAACGGTTTTAATAGTACTATCTGACAATGTAATATCGCAATATAGGGTAGGGGAATCTTGGGCTAAATAAAGTTTCATATTATTGGGTCTATAAAGAATAGTCTTTTGCGCAAGTGAATCCCAATTCTGTACATAAATCCATACGCCAAATCCATAACTTAAGTTTGTGGCACCAGCTAAGGCCGTACCTGTAACAGCAGGAATAGCTTTGGTTAAATCAGCTGAAGGAGCAATAGTAGTAGAAGTACTTGTTAAATAAACAAATAATAAGTAGATAAAAAAGATGATAAGGATTCCTAAAATTATAACAAGTGAATTCATTCTGTAATCTATATATTTAATACTCACAAAATAATTACAGGGGGGTTTTTATACATTAATAAATTATAAGAAGATGTTATATGAGAAATAGATAAATTATATGGGTAATACCTTACATTACATATCGCTCCATCTAATCCGTTTTCACTACCTACTGTGATATTATCAGTGGCTACTATATGTGGATTATTATTAGTAAACTTGAATGATTTTACTAATTCACCATTGACAAATAGATTTACTTTACTAGAACTATAATTAAAAACAAAATTATTCCATTTTTGTAAAGGTAAAGTTATTTCATGGGCTAATACCGAATAATTTTTATCCGTAAAATAAATTATGTATTTGTTCTTATGTACTTCGTCTTTAATATTATTATAATACGTTATTTTTGGTTTTCCCTCGCCGAAATCAAATATAGTTGTTTCCTGTGAATAACTACTAAAATTACTTGGTTGATTTTTTAAATATATCCACATAGAAAATGAATAATTTTTTTCATACACAATAGGATAGTTATTGTTTTCTAAATTTGGCTCGGGTATCTCTAATATCTTACTTGTTCCTATAATTTGTGGTTTATCTAAGAAAACCCCGTCCTGTAATAAGACTACGCCGTCTTTTTTATCTACATAGTCCACTAATTTCGGTAAGTAATTATATAATAATATCAAAGCGATTTCAATGAAAAACAGAACATAAATTACACGTGACGTCATCCTAAATTCTTTCAAAATGTATTTCGCAAAATCAATTAATAAACATGGAATGTAGAATATAAAATACACAATAAATCCAGGTATTCCGGTAAAAGATTTTAAATAATTTCCTATCATATAAAACAACATAGCTAGTCCAACAATAGTTATCAATAAACCACAAAAAGCTATTAAATATGAAAGTGCACCAAAAGAACTAGAATTCATGTTTATGTAAAAATAAATTACAGAGGAAAATATAAGTAATAGTAGTCCAATTAATCCTAATTTTGCCATTCCACCACCATTATCAGATGCTATTAATGGTGCCGAAAAATAAAAGGCAAATATGGAAGGAATAACTATTAAGAGAACATATGCGTATGTATTTGATGTTAAGGACTTGGGGTCATATGCAGCTGTGTATAATATGGCCATAATTATTCCCACCATCGTAAATAATAACCCATAACTAGGAATTAGTTTACTATCAAAATCATTGAATACGAATTTACTTTCGGGACCGTCGTTGGAAAAATCAAATAAAGGACTAATGCTGCTATAAATAGTTTTAAAGAACCAAATAATGAGTGAAAACAAGATGACAATTATGTAAAAAATCCAAAAAAATGGCTCTAGAAATTTACTAGCCCGTTCCGATAAGTATTTTACAAGAAAATAAAAAATAATAAACGCAATGCATGAAATCAAAACTATTGTTGTGATACCCTCTGGTGTTTCTGTTCGTATTCTTTTCTTTACATCATCAAACATCGCATCGTGTAATTTATAATTCATTATGATAATGATTAAAGCCATCGTAATAGTTTCTATACCTGCACTCACATGTGATAGTTCAATATTGGATTCTCTTGCATAATTTGGTATTATTTCTAATATTGAAGCCATTTTTTATTTATAGTACTATTATATACAAATAAAAATTTCTAAAGGTTTTCTATTGACGTTTTTTTACCGTGACAATCTCTACAGAGCGCGACTAAATTATCAATATGATTACTACCTCCGTATTCTAAACGGACTTTATGGTCTACCTCAAACCATGCAGGTAATTTACATCCACAATCACCGCATTTCCAATCTTGATTAGAAGCCACATATTTTTTTTTAGTTTCACTTACCGAACGCTTAGTAGCTTTTTTACCTGATTGTTGCATTCTATTTTCAGAAACAGTATGATTATTATTAGGCATAGGAATAACAGGATAATTGTAATTATTATTACGTTCACTAAAATCCTGTTTGGATGTGAAATCTAAAATAGGTGAAATCATATCACTGGTATTTTTATCTATAGGTAAATATTTTATATAATCATTTGTTGAGGAGATTACTTGTTGTGCTCTCATAGGATTCTTTTTTATTAGAATATATAACATTAATGCACCGAATGCAACGCCTATCATTTGATAATATTTCTTCCATGATAACATTTTTCTCAGTATTTTTCCATCAGTATAAATATTTGCGATTACTAATCCTGCTATAATAAATATCAATATTTCTACACGCATAATTTTTTATATTTATTTATATTTACACTAGAAATAATGTACATTCAATAATAGTTTTATTTTACTATGAATAAACGTAGATTAAAAACAATAATATCAAAATAAGGGTAGCATGAATATAGTGCTTTCTCATGTTTATTTTTTCAGATAAAACCAATGCCTTGGGTTTATATTCAGCACGATATTTTTCTAAAGACATAGGTAATGACAATTCTATCTTACCTAATATTGTATTAATTTTATTATGAATAAAATGGGTCCATCTAACAAAAGAATCGCGGTTATCTAAATATGGCGAGACTGGATATCTATCTATCATTTTACTAAATTTATCACCAATTTCGGAATTTGGAATAAACAAAGGCATATTTTGAATCAAATCATAGTATTTTCTTTTGGTAATATCATTCGGATACATTGGATAGGATTCGGCAACAGTATGTAGAAAAAACCAATAGTGAGGCCCCCAAATATTCGCATCAAACTGCATTCTAATATATTGAAAATATAATTATATAAAGGTTTGTGAAGATATTATTGTAGTTTAATCCTATTTCATGAATAATTATTGTAATAATTGCGGTAAATCTGGACATTTATATCACCAATGTAAATTACCTATCAGTAGTTTTGGTGTCATTGCATTCCGTATATATGAAAACCAGCTACAATATTTAATGATTCGTCGTAAAGATACTTTAGGCTACATTGATTTTATGCGTGGTAAATATTCGGTTTTTAACAAGGATTATATAATCAATATGTTAAAACAAATGACTGGCGAAGAAAAAGAATTATTGAAATCGGGCGATTTTGATTTATTGTGGAAACGTATATGGGGAAATTTCAATATATCAAATCAATATAGGGCCGAAGAAAATGTTTCTCGGGAAAAATATAATTCGCTTTTTAACGGTATATTATTTAAAAACGATTTTTATAAACTAGAAGATTTAATTGAGGAGAGTAATTATCATGATAACTGGACAGAAGCCGAATGGGGGTTTCCCAAAGGGAGGCGTAACTATCAGGAAAGTGATTATGAATGTGCTTTGCGAGAATTTTCCGAGGAAACCGGTTATAATGCAAAGGTTATTAAGAATATTAAAAACATTTTACCGTTTGAGGAAACTTTTACAGGGTCTAATTATAAATCATATAAGCATAAGTATTATTTGACATTTATGGAAGTTGAGAATACTCTAAAAACAAATAATTTTGAACCAACCGAAGTAAGTAAAATGGAATGGAAATCTTATGATGAATGTATGAAAAGTATACGACATTATAATTTAGAAAAAAAGAGGGTATTGACTAATATTAATGAGACTTTGAAAACATTCCGTCTTTTTTCCTATTAAAATAGAGGGAAACCGCAGGTTAGCACCTAACCCCCTTTTTTATAGAGAGAAACTATAAGTTAGCCCCCTTCCTTTTTTATAGAGGTAAACTGTAGGTTAGCCCCTTCCTTTTTCTTTGAACAATATTTATAAAAATAATAAAAGTATACTGTTACAAATTCCAGTATAACATACTTCGGTTCTCTTCTCTCAAAAAAATTATACGTGTAAATATATATACTTATAATTATGCCACCGAAAGAAAAGAAAGAACCAAAAAATACAACTAGGAAAAAATTAAAACCTTCTTTGGATGTGCTTGGTCAAATATTTGAATTTAATCCCATACAAGGTATAAGTCCCAACAATAAATTATTAGATGCTCTTTCTCGTAGTAAAGCTGTAGAGGAAGATGTTGTTGTTGGTAAAAAAGGAAAACTAGTATTAAATCGTGATAATATTGAAAAATATATTCTAGATGTTTTATCTCAAGCCGGTTGTGATAAAAACTATCAGTATACTCCTGACCAACAAGATAGGTTTGATGAGCTATCAAAACTACCTGCATCAACTAATAAAGCTGATAAAAATAGTCTTAAAAAAGAATTAGCCACCATTATAGATGTTCCATTATCAGCTCTAGAAAATACCAAAAAATTTGGACTACCTACACAGCCCGATTTTGTAAAAGTCATTCTTTGTTTAGAAAAACATAAGGATAATGATAGAAAAGAACAAGAAGAAGCTAAGGAAGAAGAAACTAAGGAAGTAGAAACTAAGGAAGTAGAAACTAAGGAAGTAGAAGTAGAAGAAGCTAAAGATAGTGTTGTACCAATCAAAACAACGGAGGAAACTAGAAAGGTTTTTGAGGGGGAAGGGGAAGGGGAGGGGGAGCAATCCGAATCATTTTTGTCTACACTTTTTACTAAAAGTAAAAGCAAAGTAGAGAGTCCGACCCCTATTGAATCAGTTCTCGTACCTGATGTTGAATCAAAAGAATATAATGAATTTCTATCACAAAAAGAATTACAAGAACATGAGAATTTAAAGTCAGAAGAAGGTTTTCAGTTTTTATATCCTGATACGAACGATTCGGAATTTAATTTAAAAATCGCCCGTCATAAGGAATTTAATGAAACTAAATACGATGGAACTATCTATGATATAGAAGAGCATGCGAAAAAATTGTGTAATACCGAATTTGAGCTTACTCCCCATCAATTATTTGTTAAAAACTTTTTATCGCTGCAAACCCCCTATAATTGTTTATTACTGTACCACGGATTGGGTACAGGCAAGACGTGTAGTTCTATAGGAATTGCGGAAGAAATGAGAGCATACATCAAGCAGGTAGGTATAACTCAACCAATATTAATTGTAGCATCTCCTAATGTTCAGCAAAATTACCGGTTACAACTTTTTGATGAGCGTAAGTTAAAACTTGAATCTGGATTATGGAAATTAAATACCTGCATAGGAAATTCTTTACTGAGCGAAGTAAACCCTACAAATATAACTGGTATTCCGAAAGACCGAATTATCAGTGAGATTAATAGTATTATTGATAAATATTATCGTTTCATGGGATATGTGGAAATCGCAAATTACATTAAACGTGTCTTGCAAATGCCTCCTGGTAATGAAGGTTCTCGCTTTAATGCATCTGAATTAAAAGAATTAAAAATTAAGAAAATACGTAAGTATTTTGATAATCGCCTTATAGTTATTGATGAGGTGCATAATATACGTATATCAGAAGAACAACGTGAAGAAAGTAAAACCGCGAGTTTACTAATGGATGTTGCCAGATATGCTAATAATATGCGATTGTTATTACTTTCTGCTACTCCAATGTACAATAATCATAAGGAAATTATTTGGTTGACTAATTTAATAAATACTGTAGATAAACACAGTACAATTAAAGAAAGTGATGTATTTGACAAAGAAGGGAATTTTAAAGTGAAAGAGAAAAGTAAAAAGGGCGGGCTTGATGTCGGCAAAGAACTTTTAATAAGAAAATTAACAGGATATGTTTCCTATGTTCGTGGTGAAAATCCATATACGTTCCCATACCGGATTTATCCCGATGTTTTCTCACCGGAAAATTCTTTAGATTTTATCAAAGAATCTACTGGTTATCCTAGTCTACAAATGAATAATAGAGAGATAGAAGAACCATTAGAAAACATACCGGTTTTTATTACTTCAATAGGTGAATATCAAGCTAAGGGTTATGATTTTTTAATGAATCATATGCGGAATAAATCATATAATGTTGTAAATAAATTTGGGGAAGAGAGAGAACTTCCTTCTTTTGAAAATATGGAATCTTTTGGTTATACGTATCTCTTAAAACCACTTGAAGCATTAGATATTGTCTTTCCTAATAAGAAACTAGATGGAATAGATAGTCTAGGTTCTCCCAGTTCTACCAGTCCTAATGAATTTGAAGACCAACAAAATGAAGAAATAGTTAATCAATACATAGGTAAAAAAGGATTAGCAAATACCATGAATTATACTATACAAAGGTCACCTTATCCAAATGTATATGATTTTGAATATAAACCCAGTATTTTAAATGATCCCAATCATGGCAGGATTTTTCATCCAGACAATATTGGCAAGTACAGTAATAAAATAGCCAAAATATGTGAATGCATAAAAAAATCAAAGGGTATCGTTCTCATTTATTCACAATATATTGAAGGTTCCATTATTCCTATTGCCCTAGCGTTAGAAGAAATGGGGTTAAATAGATTTAGTTCGGCAAATTACGCGAAATCATTATTTAAAACACCACCAACAGAACCGGTGGATTCAATTACTATGAAAACCCGGGCTGAATTTACTAAAGATAATGAGAAAGGCGAATTTAATGCAGCCCGATATGTAATGATTACTGGTAATAAAGCATATTCACCTGATAATCTAGAGGATATAAAATATGTTACTAATCCTAATAATCTTAATGGTGAAAAAGTAAAGGTAGTTATTATTTCCAAAGCTGGGTCCGAGGGACTAGATTTTAAATGTATACGACAAATCCATATTATGGACCCGTGGTACAATATGAGCAGAATTGAACAGATTATTGGGCGCGGTGTTCGTAATTTTAGTCATTGTATGTTGGCTAATTTTAAAGAGCGTAATGTGGAAATTTACCTTCATTCTACTTTACCTAGAAACGATGAAGAACCGGCGGATTTGTACGTCTATCGTTTTGCGGAAAAGAAAGCCAAATTAATTGGAAGAGTCAATCGGGTATTGAAGGAAATTTCCGTAGATTGCTTATTAAATATAGGTCAACATAATTTTACGATAGACCAACTAAATTCTCTGGCAAATAATAAGAAAATGAAGATTCATGTTTCTAGTAAAAGAGAATTAATTGATTATCAAATAGGAGACCGAGATTATTCCGATATTTGTGATTACGATGTTTGTAAAACTGACTTTACATGTAATCCTACAGGAGATATAAATGAAATTATATCGGACACTTATAATGAAGAGTTTGCTAATATGAATCATTCTATTATTGTGAAACGTATTCGTGATTTATTTAAGAAGCAATTATCATATGGTCGCGAGCAACTAATTAATGAAATTAATATTTTAAAACAATATCCAGAAATTCAAATTGACTTTGCCTTATCTAGATTTATAAATAACAAAAATGAATATATTTATGACGAATATGGACGTAGCGGTTATTTAATAAATAAAGATAAATTTTATGTTTTCCAACCTGTTGAATTAACCGATGAAGGAGAACCTTTACTAGAGAAAAGTATTCCGGTTGATTATAAACGTACTACTTTGGAATATGAAATTGAAAAACCTACTGCGGAACCAGTTTTAGAAAAGGATGAAGAATTAGATGAGCACCAGTATATTATTCAAAAATACCAAGAAATAGTTGCCGATATAGATAATTGTCTTGTCAAAGTAGAAACCGCCCGAACAAATAAACCTAGCAAAAAGGTTACCAAAGAATCTGATTGGTATATTAATTTAGGATATATTTATGAATTTTTAGTTGATAAGCATAAAATGGATTCAGAATTAGTAAATAAATTTATTGTTTATCATTATTTGGATACTCTTCCTATACAAGATAGATTATTAATTATACAGTATTTTTATTCTGGTGAAAACGATTCAGTAGACAGCGTATCTTCAGAAAAACTTATTCGTAATTACTTTGAAGAAAAAATAGTAAAAGTTAGAGGGAATAATGCGGTTGTATTAGCCGTGGATAGTGAGGATAAACAGGGCGAAAGTGGTCGTAAAAAAGTATTTATTCAAACGAATGAGGATAAATGGATATGGGCGGATGCGCAACCTACTGATGAAATGGATGCTAAGCGACAAAGTGCGAAGAAATTATTGATACCTTTATCCGGAATGAATAGTCTATTTGGATTCATGCAAGTTTTAAAAGATGCTGTTGTTTTTAAAACACTGGATTCTTCTGCCAAAGCTAGAATTGGCTCTGTTTGTAATGTAGAAGGTAAAAAAGACGTAATTAAACGTATCAATATGATTTCTGACATTAAATATAGCGATAAGGGAACTGATACTGATGTTACTGTTAATTCTAAAGAAATAGTGAAGCAGGGACTTTGTGTTATATTAGAAATATTGTTCCGTTATTATGATGATATTAAAAAGAATAATAAACGTTGGTTTTTAAATAATGAGCAAGACCCGTTTGAATGAGGGGAACCTTGCAGGGAACCGTAGGTTCCCCTGCGACCCCTCCCTTACTAATTTTTTACTAAGAATTGATGGATTAACAAAACTTACGGTTCATCTGCACACCTTTAATTCAGAATTGATGGATTAACAAAACTTACGGTTCATCTGCACACCTTTAATTCATAAGGGATGGATTAAAAAACTTACGGTTCATCTGCACGCCTTTAATTAAAAAGGAGGGGTCAAAGGGGAACCTTGGTTCCCCTTAAAAAAATTGATTTAAAATGATATAAACATATATTTATATCATTATTAGTATATTAGAAATTATGGCAGACCGTAGACAAAATAGGGGGGACCGTGACCGTGATG